ATGCCTAAATACTGCGCAATGTAATTAAGTTTATTAGAGTTAAACTTAAACTTTGATCGTGCAACTTTTAGTGTGTCAATCGTTGTGTAACTAGGGAACATATCTATTCCATGAAATAAACAACGAGTGCGAACCCAGGCTAAGTCAAACTTATCGCCGTTATGTCCTATCGTTTCGTCGGCGGTATTTAATACTTTGATAAATTCAACAAGCATTTTTTTATCATTCTGTTTGCTATCCCACGTTAACGAGTGCGTTTCTTTTTCATCCTCCCACTTATAACAGATACAAATAATTGCACGCTCTTTAATAATATTTTGTGGCCCGATGTTAAGCTTATACCCACTTTGCCAAAAGAAACCGATATTCGCTGAGGTTTCAATGTCAAAGTATAATCGTTTTCTTTTGGTTATCATGGTGCTAAGTTAATTACTTTTTATGAGAAAGTTGGTAACTAAATTCTTTTGGCTTATCTCCTTCATGTTCCGCGTGCCATAATTGTTGGACGGCTTGAAATAAAGACCATTGTTTAGTCGTGTCCATTTCGGTCACCATTTGCCATCCTGGGCCTTGTACTACTCCGTTCTTGCCAAAAGTCCTAGTCTTTGCATTAAGCCATAAAATAGCCACGCCGTCAATATTTGGCATAGTATTGCCATGGTCTACGCTTGCGTTATATAGTTCACGATAAGCCGCCAATTGTAGCCAGTAACTATTATAAATGCCGTTACTTGTTTTAATGTCAAGTACATAAGTTTTGCCGTCAATAGTACAAACGCGGTCAATAGTTCCCGCAAAGCCTAGGCCACCGCCAATAAAAGTTTGCTCAATTAAGTGATGCTCCGGTTTGTGGTTAGTGCTAAATTCTACGTAACGCTCAAACATAGACCATTCGTCCAATGAGTACTTAGGCTTGCCGTATTCATCAAGTAAAGTACATTCAATGCCATTATCGTAGTCTTCGGTTAATTGATGCACCGCCGAGCCGCGCTTGCCGGCTGCGTCTCTAATTTCATCGGCTTTAGATCCTACCTCTTTCATCCACATAATAAGTTGCGCTGGCTTTGGGTAGGCCTCTAGCAAGGTAGTTGCGCTAGGGAAGTAGTTGCCGTTTTCGTCAGTATAAAAACGGCCGTCCTTAAAAGTAAGTTGGTTTGATACTAGATTTTTAATTAACATATAATTTCTTTAATGGTTACTTCCTCAGTTTTTTCTTTACCTCCGTTGACTGCTAGTTGTTGTGCTACCTCTTCGGCTTTTTCTAAAGTAGCAAAACCTTGTATAAACTTGCCGTCTATTCTTATAAAGTATCTTGTCTCGTTATGTAACAAATTTGTTTCGCTTGTAATTTTTATTACTGGCATAAAATATTTTTTTATTGGTTTTAAAAAGTGTGGCTTTTTGTACGGAAGCCACAAACCGCTAACCAATAATCACCAACTAAAAAGGTGTTTCGTCTTCGTCTAAGACAATATTGTTATCGTTTGAATCAGCAAATAGTTTAAATGCCATTTGCTCTAAAAATTGCATCATGTCGCTATCGTCCCATTGCTCTTTGCCTTTTACCTTAATCTTTACCATTTGTGGTAAGCCGTTAGGGTTTTCTTTAGTGTAAGCCGGTGCGATTTTTTCGCCGTCCTGGTACAATGTAACGCCGGTAATTGTTTTAGTAGCGTCATTCTTGTCCTTCATTGCCCATGGCATAAAGCGTAAATCTTTACTAACGTCTAAGTTTGGCAAAGCTTTTAAAAAGCTTGATGCGTAACGGCTAGAGTATGGCAAGCTAACTACATAGCTTGCATCACCTTCCGCAAAATGTAACTGCCATTGCGTACCATAGTCATTCGTACGCGTGGTAATGTTTTCTAGCTTTGCGGTAAGATCCTTAAACCTTTCCTCAAAGACTAGCTTGCCGGTTTTTGTTAAGCGCTCCGATGTGCGCTCGTTTGCTTGTTTGTGTTGGCGTACTAAGTTGCCGTCCGCAACACTGAGGTAAGTTGTGTTAACACCTCCTAAATTTGATAAAGCCATAATATAAAATGTAGTTTGTTTTGACTACAAGGACAAAGCTAAAGTATTTATTTTGAATAAAAAAACTTTTTTTTTAAATTTATTTTATCTATGTTTGCAGCAAATTAAATAAATTATGAATCACGGATCTTTATTTAGCGGTATCGGAGGCTTTGACTTAGCCGCAGAATGGGCCGGATGGAATAATATTTTTCATTGCGAGTGGAATCCGTTTGGCCAAAGAGTTTTAAAACACCATTTTCCAAAATCAATATCATACAATGACATTACTAAAACAGACTTCACTATTCACAAAGGAGCAATTGATATCTTATCCGGAGGGTTCCCATGCCAACCATACTCAATGGCCGGACTTAGAAAAGGAAAAGAAGATGAACGCCATTTATGGCCAGAGATGCTTAGAGCAATTCGAGAAATTCAACCAAGTTGGGTGGTGGGCGAAAACGTTAGCGGGCTTATTAATTGGGGGGGGGGGTGGTATTCAATGAGGTGCAAACTGACTTGGAAACTGAAGGGTACGAAGTACTCCCGTTTCTACTTCCAGCTTGCGGCGTCAACGCTCCGCACCGAAGAGACCGAATTTGGTTTATTGCTTACACCAACAACGAGAGAGGAAATAGTAGACTTAGAAAAATTCAAACAGAGAATGGAAAAGTATCCGAATGGTACAACGATGCCGAATTTAGCAACGCAAGTAATGACTTTACTTCCGACACCTCAAGCAATGGAGGGCGGAAAAATTACGGGCTTAGAGAATCAAGACTCATTAACGAAAAGAGCAAGACAAATGAGTGGCAAAATTTCCCAACTGAATCCCCGCTTTGTGGGGGAGATGATGGGATTTCCAAAGAGTTGGACGGAATTACCTTTTCAAAGTGGCGTAACGAATCAATCAAAGCATACGGAAACGCAATAGTTCCGCAAGTAGCATACGAAATTTTTAAAACCATAAAACAAATAGAACATGAAAAAAGAAACCCGCGGCCGTAAGGCGCTACCCACAAAAGAGAAAAAGCAACCATTGTACATAATGGTAAAGCAAAAGTTTATTAAAGAGGTACACCCAAAACTTAAAGAACTTGAGAGAGAGTATTCTACAAAGTAAGGTGATCCGACACTTTGAGTTGCTCGGCTATTATGTAGTAAAAATTATACAATGCAACAAAAACGGAATGCCCGACCTTATGCTTCTTAAAGATGGTAAGACATTCTTTATAGAGTGCAAGGCCGAGAAAGGTAGACTATCCGAGTTGCAGAAATACCGGCATGAGCAACTGCAAGAACTAGGATTTGAGGTAAGAACAATTTACAAAATGCAAGAAATTTAACCAATGATTAAAGCAGCCAACTATTACACAAAGCAAGGATTCTCCGTAATACCAATAGGAGAAAACAAACGCGCCGTTTTTCCTTGGACGGAGTTCCAAAGTAAGATTATGGACGATGGAACTATTAAGGCCCAATTCAATAACGAACGTTGTAAAAATATCGCAATAATTGCCGGCGGTGTTTCCGGTGGCCTGGAGATTATAGACGTGGATCTTAAATACGATGTCAGTGGTACACTATGGGAACGCCTTAAAGAATCTTTAACGAATCTTATGCCATTACTTTACGTAGTACGTACTAAGTCCGGCGGGTACCATCTTTATTATCGTTGCGAAGTAGTTGAGGGAAACCAAAAGCTAGCTATGCGCCACGCTACCAAAGAAGAGTTAATCGACACACCACACGCCAAAGAAATAGTTTTAATAGAAACTAGAGGCGAAGGCGGTTATGTCCTAGCACCGCCATCCGAAGGGTACACTAAAGAAAAAGACTTCGTTATCAATTTGATAACGTTAGAACAAAGGGATAGCATACTTTCTATATGCCGTTCGTTTAACGAAGTAGTAAAAGAAGTACGATCGCAAGTGGTGGCGGACTCCGAAGCATACGCGACAACGCCGTGGGATGATTACAACGCTAAGTGCGACGTGGTGGCCTTACTTGAGTCAAATGGTTGGACGTGGATCGAGAATAGAGGCGAACGAGATTTTCTTAAGCGTCCTGGTAAAACAGACTCGCACATAAGCGCCGACTATCACAAAGGCCTTGGCTTATTTAAAGTCTTTAGTACCTCAACGCAATTTGAGACCGGCCGAGGTTATAAACCTTTTGCCATATATGCCACGCTAGAGCATAACGGAAACTTTAGCGAAGCAGCTAAGCAGCTTATTAAAGACGGCTACGGCGAAGGGCGTAACAAAGTTAGTGTTAACATAAAAAAAGATTATCTAGGTAAAAAAGACGAAGGTATAGACTCCGAGAATATTGCAGCGTTCATAAGTCAAAAGCATAAGCTTGATATTAACAAGGCTAAGCAATTAGTAACGGACTTAGATAATGATACACAAACGGAACTAAATACTTTTTGGTCGGTTACTAAAGGAGTTATAGCAATTGATAGGTACAAGCTTATAAACTTATTAAGTAGTGAGGGTGGGTTTTATTTATACTACTATGATAAGAAACTTAACTATCAATTAGTACGAATTGTTGATAACTTTGTTTCGGAGACTAACATGGAGCAAATTAAAAAGTTTTTAATTAATTACATAGACTCTATTCCTTACGATAACTTTGATGGCATTAATAAGAATCGATTACGTGAAATAATCTATAAGGGTGCCGATGCTTATTTTAATAAGGGCCTATTTGAGTTTATGACTAACATAGAACTTAAACTTCTTAAGCATACTAAAGACTCGGCTTACTATCCATTTCTTAACGGAGTCGTTCACGTTACTAAGAATAAGAAAGAGTTGCTTAAATATGGTGCTATCAATATGCATGTATGGCGTGAGCAAGTTATTCCTTACGAGATTAACATAGACCAGGACTTAGACCTAAGCAACGTAGCATATCTTAAGTTTATACAAAAGATAAGCAA